AGCAAAAGCAATGTGAAGTCTCCGGTATTACGGGGTCTATGGATTGTAAAATTGACGGTGTTGTCACTGACGTTAAGTCTGTGTCGTCTTTTGGGTTTAAGAAATTCAAGGACGGAAGTTTGGCTTATGATGACCCGTTTGGATACGTTGCTCAAATTAAAGGGTATGCCCATTCGGAAGGTGAAACCAAGTTTGGCTGGCTAGCGATGGACAAACAGAACGGACACTTGACGTACCTCATGTACGACTCTGAGGACACACAGGCTCCCGTTCACGAAAAGATTGGCTACGACATAGAGGAGCACATCAAACGTGTAAAAAAGCTAGTAGAGCAACCGGAGCCGCCAGGATTTTGCCACGAAACCGTACCAGATGGCAAAAGTGGAAACAGAAAGCTCGCAGTCGGTTGTTCGTACTGTCCTTACAAATTTACCTGTTGGCCCGAAGTAAGAACCTTCATCTATTCAAGTGGTCCAAGATATTTAACAGAGGTGTTTAATGAGCCGAAGGTCACGGAAATCCAAGCTGGGTAACTTTAGGTCGGAGTTTGAAAGAGATGTTGCAACGCAGTTACAACCATTTGGCTTTAGCTACGAACCGTTCCAAATCCCGTACAGGATTGAACGAAAGTACACACCAGACTTTGTGTACGAACTCAACGGACGGACGTATCTCGTTGAGTGCAAAGGATACTTTAGAGCAGGAGATACGCAGAAGTACAGAGCGATCTCTCAGTGTCTCCCAGAGACGCAAGAACTCATATTTGTACTGATGAAGCCTAATCAGAAAGTGAGTAAAAGTACCAAACTTACTATGGCAGAGTGGTGTGACAAGCACGAGATTTTATGGTATAATATAGATACACTTAAGGAGTTGGTTAGTTATGTCTCTGACACTAGAAGAAATTAAGGAGAAGTTGTTGATGTTTTATGATCCTGATGATCTTCTGGAAGCCTTACAGATCTCATCAGAAGAAATACTGGATAGGTTTGAAGACAAACTACTCAGGAAACTGGATAATTTTCACGAGGAACTAGAGGAAGAAGAGGGAGAGTATGCAGAATGAGTGGAATATGACTGAAGAAGATTGTAAAAAGTACGCCAAAGACTGTCAGGAGCTACGCAAGAGCTGGGCAGTTACGTGGGGTGGGCCATTGAACTTTAAATTAACAGCTAAAGATCATCACGATGCTACTCTCATGGGTCAAGATACTGTCAGGCTCTGTGAGATGCAGGGTATTGTCCCTAGGATGAAAGACAAGAAGGGCATGGATACGCGAACTAAAAACAATGTACTCGCGTTCAAGGCAGAGTTTTTATTCGCTCGTTTGTTTAATCTACCTCTGCCTGTTGTAAATGTCTTGTCTGATGGCGGTATAGACTTTTGGTTGGGTGAAACATCAGTAGACGTTAAGTGTAGTTCGCACACTGACGGACCCTTAATTTTTGACGATGAAAAAGCCTTTGCCGCTGACTTTGCAGTACTTTACGGCGCAACTGACGACCCTAAAGTTTTAAAGCTAAACGGCTGTATTGACAGGAACACTTTCTTTAAAAAAGCCTACAAAAAAGACTTTGGTTACGGAGAAAGATTTGTAATGAGGGCTGACAGTCTAGACCCTATAGAAAAACTATGGAGAGTTTACGTTGAAAAAAATCTGACGGAGAACAACCATGAGCCTTGATAACGCTACGCCAGGAGAGTGGGACAGAGTGTCTAAGACATCTATAGGTAAACTGTATCACCCTAGCGACAAACACAACCCCGTGACACAACCCGATCACTACAACAAGGGAGCGATAGAGGCCATTGAAGCAATCAAGGCGTCCATGCACCCGCAAGAATTTAAGGGCTATCTCAAGGGTAACTGCCTGAAGTACCTCTGGCGTTACGAATACAAGAACGGGATAGAGGATCTCAAGAAAGCACAGGTCTACCTTGGATGGCTCATCAAAGAGGTAGACAAATGAAAGTTATAGACGGCAAGTTTGGTAACAAAAGCGAAGACAAGAAGGAGATCACCACATCAGAGTTTCTGTCGGCGTTTGTAGTCAAAGCACTGCAACACGAGGAGGAGGGACGAAAGGTAAAGGTGGCTGTTGTGATGTACGAAGACGGCGAGATGTTTGAAGTAGCGTCCAACGAGCAGTACCCAGATGGCGTGTACATGCTTCTGCAAATGGCGTCACAGGCAATCATTAACGAAACACTAGGAGTAACAGAATGAGAATAAGCGATGTAAACATACGTAATGCCACCAACGGATTCATACTTGAGTGGTACGATGACGAAAGCAAGATTATGATTTACGACACGATGGACGCACTGATTGCCGCAATTAGAGAACTACTGGAGGACTGATGGACGCATATCAACAGTACATACACAAGAGTCGCTACGCTAGGTACTTGCCAGAGGAGAAGCGTAGGGAGACTTGGGAAGAAACAGTCAGCCGGTACTTAAACTTCTGGGGCGATAAACTCCCAGAGACTTCACGTAAGGAAGCTTACGAGGCTATCCACAACCTAGACGTAATGCCATCCATGCGAGCACTGATGACAGCAGGGGAAGCACTGGAGCGTGACAACGTAGCAGGGTTTAACTGTAGTTACCTACCGATAGATCACCCCAAGGCATTTGACGAACTGATGTACATTCTGCTGTGCGGCACAGGTGTGGGCTTCAGTGTAGAGCGACAGTACGTACAGAAACTACCAGAGGTAGCGGAGACATTTCATGCAACCGATACAGTTATTAATGTGGCGGATTCAAAGATCGGATGGGCGAAATCGTTTAGGGAGTTGGTATCACTGCTGTATTCAGGTCAAATTCCCCAATGGGATACAAGCAGAGTACGACCTTCAGGTGCCCCGCTCAAAGTTTTTGGAGGTAGAGCAAGTGGTCCAGAACCTCTGCTTGAACTGTTCAGATTCACAGTTGAACTCTTTCAAGGCGCGTCTGGCAGAAAGCTTAGCTCCGTTGAGTGCCACGATCTTTGCTGTAAGATTGCTCAAATCGTCGTTGTCGGAGGAGTCAGACGATCAGCCCTCATCAGTCTCAGCAACCTCACAGACGACAGACTCCGACGTTGCAAGCACGGACAGTGGTGGGTAGATAATCCCCAGCGTGGGCTGGCGAACAACTCTGCTTGCTACACAGAGAAACCAGACTTTGAGGCATTTCTAAATGAGTGGACCAGCCTATATGAATCCAGATCAGGAGAGCGAGGAGTATTTAGTAGAGTCGCAAGTCAAAAGCAAGCTTCAAGAAATGAACGAAGAGATGCTACCTTTGATTTCGGAACTAATCCGTGTAGCGAAATCATCCTCCGACCCTACCAATTCTGTAATCTTTCAGAAGTTGTTGTTAGGCCACAGGATACACTCAACAGCCTCAAACGAAAGGTTCGGATTGCGACTATCCTTGGGACTCTTCAGGCTACCCTCACAGACTTCCGATACCTCAGAAATATTTGGAGAGTAAACACGGAAGAGGAGGCGTTGCTAGGGGTATCTCTGACAGGTATCATGGATCACCCGCTGTTGTCAGGCAGAGGAGACAAGAATGAACTCAAGAAGTGGCTCCGAGCTATGCGTCAGGAAGCAATCAAGGTCAACCAGGAATGGGCTAATAAACTGGGAATACAAGCCTCTACAGCTATTACTGCTGTTAAGCCTTCAGGCACTGTTAGTCAGTTGGTTGATTCTGCTAGTGGGATTCATCCTCGTTATTCTGCTCAGTACATACGCAGAGTTAGGGCAGACGCTCGTGACCCACTTTGTGCCGTCCTAGAGGCCGCTGGTGTCCCTGTGGAGGACGATGTGATGTCCCCCAGTACTAGGGTATTCAGCTTTCCTATCGCCTCTCCAGAGGGCGCTGTGACAGCCTCAGACATGGGTGCTATGGAACAGTTAGAACTGTGGGAGATTTACCAAGATGAGTGGTGTGAACACAAGCCGTCCATGACTTGCTACTACCGTGACTCTGAGTTTCTTGAGGTGGGACAGTGGTTGTACAACAAGTTTGACAAGGTAAGTGGTATATCTTTCCTGCCTTACTCAGACCACACGTACCAACAGGCTCCGTATGAACCGGTGGACAAGAAGACGTTCAACCAGCTTGCTAAGGACTTTCCAAAGGAAATATCGTGGGATATAGAAGAGGCCAGCGATATGACTGAGGGGTCACAACAACTGGCCTGCACAGGGAACAACTGTGAACTATGAGAAAAACAGGATAGAGTAACCTCTGTCTTGCTTGGCTACGTCCTCTGGCTTGTCTTTCGGGTCATGGGGCGTAGTCATTCCCATCTGTTGCATCTTACGAACCTTTTCCTTTGACTTCTGGCACATACTGTGGTAGTCGTGGGGTGTGTAAGATACTGTGTGTTTGTCACTGTTGTTATTTTTCATTTTAATTTTCCTGCTGTAAAGCCATTTTAATCAGATTAAACGCTTTTTGGTTTTGTTCTGCCAATCTTTTTGCTTCACTTTTCTTTATGCCCATGCTAACTAAAGCGGCGGCATCGTGTGCCGCACCAAACTTATTGCCGATAGCGGCTGAAGTAATCATAGCCCCTGCTTTTTGTCCCATTTGATTTTCAGGTATGCGAGGATCTACGTTAAAGTTTTCTAGCAGTATTTCCCTAAATCTTACAAGGGCTAGCGGATCGTCGCCAAAGGACATACCAAGTTTTCTTAGACCTGATTCTAAATCTGCTAATTCTTGAGACAAACGAGCGCCAGTAACACCAGAACTAGATAAGTTTTGCATAGCGGCACCTACAATATCAGTAACTTTAGCATCTACAAACTTTTGTCCGGGTTGTACGTATCTAGAAAAAGGAGCCAT